GCCTTTACGAACGGTTGGATAAGTTGAACGCCCTGGAAACAGAGGAATCTAATTAACATAAACGATACAACCATAAACGATACTATGAAAACAAACAAACCAACTAAGCTAGTAAAAACAGACAAGCAAGAGGAGAATGCGTTCATCGTATTCTGGAGCATCATAATTGCCGGCATACTGCTAGCGGTATCAATCATTATGCACTACCTATGAAGCTATCCGACGATCAAATCTTTGTCATCTGCACGATGGCAAGCGTGGCAGCGGCAATCGTTTGCTTTTGCTACGGCCTTTACTGGTTACAATTCTAAAGCACGGCCCTCTAGGTTTTCACCTAGGGGGCTTTTTTTAGTAGACAAAGCCCAGGCTTTTGTCACTATTCAAACGAGACTGCGTAAACGAGACCGCGCAGCACAACAACTAACAATAACTAAATATGATAGTAATGCCAGCTAATAACTCCGGGTGGTTTTTTCACTCACTTGCTAGAGAAACGGGCAAGCTCGGTCATTTGTACTCTCCTGGAGGGCAAACAATACCTTGTCCTTGGTTCCCGTATGCTATGGACAATGGTGCTTTTTCGTGTTGGAACCGTAAGACTAATACATTTAATCACGAAAAATGGGACAACGGAATGCTTCAAGAGTGGGAGCTGTTAATTTTATGGTCCCAATGCCAAAACCAAAAGCCTATGTGGGCAATCGTTCCGGATGTAATAGGTGACAAGGACGCAACCTTTGATCGATACAATCAATATGTAGGGATCGTTAAGGACGCAAACATCCCAGTAGCCATTGCGGTCCAGGACGGAATGGAAGTTGCTGACGTTAAGTCACTGAAGGTTCAGCCGGATATCGTAGCCATTGGTGGAGGAGATGAGTTCAAATGGGGAACGCTTAGCAGTTGGGTAAAAGAGTTCAAGCGAATCCACGTTTTACGCTGCAACATACCCGGCAAGTTGTATGAGCTTGAAGCAATGGGAGTTGAATCCTGCGATGGCACAGGGTGGCTTAGAGGCAACATGGCTCAGACTACAGGGCTAGAGGAATGGGCTTACAGCAATCCAAAGCCAACAACCATACGCCCTTCCGAACACGTAGGAAAACACACCAAGAGATCAGAGAAACAACAAATTACATTTGCATGAATAAACCCAAAACAGTTCTTATATATTCTGGCGGTATAGATTCTACTGTCTTACTCTACGATTTGTTAAACTCTGGACATTACGTTCAGGCATTGTCAGTAAACTACGGACAGCGACATGGCAAGGAACTAGATTATGCCAAAAATATGTGTGGGCAATTGAATGTCGAGCATCACGTATCAGACTTAACCGCACTCAATCCTCTGCTCTCTGGGAGTAGTTTGACTTCACCTCATGTTCAAGTCCCAGAAGGGCATTATGAGGACCAGAGCATGAAGGCTACGGTAGTTCCTAACCGCAACATGATTTTACTTTCAATAGCTACTGGTTGGGCCATGTCCACGGGGGCATCTTCGGTATCTTATGCAGCCCACTCCGGTGATCGTGCTATCTATCCAGATTGCAGAGAAGAGTTCGCGGATGCTATGAACAATGTTATGGAGATAGCAGGATGGGATAAGGTATCCCTTAACAGACCATTTTCTTCTTTAACCAAGACAGACATCGTTAAACTCGGTGATAAATTAGGTGTTCCTTTTGAACAAACTTGGTCTTGCTATAAGGGCCAAAAACTTCACTGTGGAATGTGTGGAACTTGCGTTGAACGCAGAGAAGCATTTGAATTAGCAGGTGTAACAGACCCAACTATTTATGATAACGTGCAGTAAAATATACAGAGAAATACCCTTTGCTCACAGGCAGCACTTGCACGATGGGCAATGCTCACAAATACATGGGCATAACTGGGACATCAAGCTTACATTTGGTTGCAAAAAATTAGATGAAACAGGATTTGTTGTGGACTTCGGAAAGCTAAAGTATATAAAAAAATACATACAAGACAAACTTGATCATGCCTGCGTGCTGTCATGGAACGATCCGTTATTTGATGAAATTGTAGCTGTAGATGTATATAAAGTTTATACAGTTGAACACGCATCCTGTGAGGGTATAGCCAAGCATTTGCTTTTTGAATTTGCTGATCTTTTAAAAAAAGCAGAGGGACCAAGAGCGTGGATTCATGAAATAGAAATCTTCGAGGACAGCAAAAACTCTGTTAAATATAGACCGCCAATGTATTCATACATTTAATCAAATAACAAAAAAAACCATGAAAGATATACAAAGCACAAAAGACAAACGAGGCATTTCGATAAACAAGGTTGGAGTGTCTGATGTTCGACATCCAGTAAAAGTTATGTGCCGTAACGGTCAGTTGCAGCACACCGTAGCTACCTTGTCTGCTTCTGTAAACCTGCCCCACGATCTGAAGGGAACGCACATGAGTAGATTGGTAGATGTAATAAACAGCAACCAGGTTGCTATCGGAGGTGACAGTATGAGGCAGATGATCTCCCGGATTCGCCATAAACTTGACGCTGAGGAAGCTTTTATGACCGTAGAGTTTCCCTACTTTATGATCAAGTCCGCCCCTGTTACATCAATGCAGGGACAAATGGACTACGATTGCAAGTTGACGGGAAGCATTAACCCAAACGGGTTTACTCTAACCACGGAGGTCACTGTACCCGTCACTTCCCTGTGTCCTTGCAGTAAGGAGATAAGCGACAGAGGCGCACACAATCAACGCAGTCGAGTTTCTATTGCCGTTAAGACTCACAATGAACTCGTGTGGGTAGATGACCTGATAGCTATTGCCGAGGAGTCAGCATCTGCTCCTCTTTACTCTTTGCTTAAAAGACCAGATGAAAAGTTCGTAACAGAACAAGCTTACGACAACCCAGTTTTTGTTGAAGACTTAGTACGTGCGGTCGCCGGATGCTTGCAAAAGAATGATAATATCTTCTGGTTCCGCGTTCGCTCAATCAACGAAGAAAGCATACACAACCACAATGCCTTTGCAGAAATAACTTCTTCTTAAATTATTAACATAAAATTAACATAAACCACAAATATAATATGTATAACGAACCCGCAAAATCCGCACTGGCCTTCTGCCAGTCAATGACAAAAAAATATCACGAACTCCTTAAGACCGGGGACATAACCGATGCCGTAGAACGTAGGCCTAGCCGACAAAAAATCTGCGTTGATCCAGAAGCTGAGGCAAACTGGCTGACGCTAGTAATAAAACGAATTGAAAAGGAGGGAATGAGCTGGAACAACGCTGCCAAGGGAACTCCGTGGGAGGGTAGACCAGAGGCACTACGTCACCTTGCAGTCCGGCGAGGCATCTACAGCACAAAAATGTTTAAAGCAAAGAAGGCAGAGTCCGCTCAGCGCATAAACGATGAAGCTAGGAGGGTAAACAAACTTGCTCGTGGTAGTCACCAGAGCCTCGAAAAGGTTTTAAAGGACAGCACGATTGACGTAAATCAATACTACGCCGCTAAGGGTAGGCTAAATTTACCTCATATAAAAAATCGTAAAAAGTAGTTAAATCTCTTTGTCCTTCATTGACTTACATAACTTCTCCTTGACAGGAAAGCCAGGGTATGCCTATATGGAATCAGATGTAAGTTATGTTAATTAGATACTCTAACATAGCACTCGAATGATCCAACATATTACTCGAATATTACTGCACACTTTTTAAGTAAAGTTGTGCCTACATGAAACCAACTAACTGACATGAAATGTGATAAAAATAGATTCGGAAAAATATACGCCATAGCTTGCGGACCTTACGTTAAGGTGGGCATGACATACGGGCCAGTAAAAGAACGTATGAAATCCTTACAGGCGGGGAACCCTGTTCAAATGAGAATTATGTTTGAAGCTGTCGTCGATGAGCAACAGTTAAGTGCTACGACTGGTCAGGTTGAATACGCCATTCATAAAAAACTAGAATCCTTCAGAATTCGTGGAGAATGGTTTCAGATTGAGCGATCCCAAGTAATTAGTGCCATATTAGAAGTCATTGAGGGCTGGGAGCCAGTGACTAAAGTTAGAGATAACCTCCCATGTAAAACATTCATGGTGCGAGTGAGTGAGGAACAAATGAAATACTTAGACAGCCGCATAAAGAACCAAACTATCTGCGACTGGTTGTATCGTGCCATTTTTGAAAGGATTGAACGACAGAAAAAGATTGCATCCTAGTAATTATTCTGAAATTTCACCATAAACATAACCGACTAAACATATGAAAATAAAAATACACACCTATCCAGATGGACCAGCTATAGGTCTGCCTAAAGATGAAATCGTATCAGCTGTGGGACTCCGTGGCAGATTCTCTGATGCTCGCATCGGACAGCTTGAGTCAGGGGATCAGTATATTATGCCGATTCAGACTGAGCTAGAGCCTCGCAGCGACACTCAGTTACTTGGGCTAATGGCACAGAGACACCTACGGACTTGTTACATCGACAACGTAGTAAATCCAGAGGGTAGCCGGACGCTTATTATTATGACCGCTGACGGCGGCACTCTATGGCAAGCGGACCACAATACAAATGAATGCTCTGACCTCGATGCTCTTCGCGATGGACTCAACTTCATCCTTGACCAAGAGGAACTATGAGTCACTTCTATAACTGCCAGAACCCATCGGAGCCTCAGTTTGAGGCCGAGGTGGGGACTCCTGCACAGGCTCGTAAAGCTGGAGCAGACGTTTACCCATCAGTCACGACCGTGCTAGGCATAGTCAAGGACTCATTCCTTGATGAAGTCTACAAGCCAAGGATGATGACTGACCTAGCCAGAGAACATCCGCACAGGCCGTGGTCCGACCTTGCCGAGATGGTTTACGGAACGAGGCCGCACCCAAAGGATGGCGAGTTAATCCCATCGCATGAGTTCGGAACATCTGTTCACGGAACTATAGAGCGTATGATAAACCACCACGTTCTAGGCATTGACGAACACCCTGGGCAATCATGCTGGGACAAGTGGGCTATGCCGTTTCTTGACTGGATTGATAATAACAATGTCCAAGCCCTTGGCTGTGAAAAGATAGTCAGTCACGGGGGAATCAAGATCGCCGGCTCCGTTGACTTCATAGGAATCAAGGACTCCAGAATCTTTCTCGCGGACTACAAGTGCCGTGTTAATACTAAGGGTAAAGCTAAACGATACCAGAAGGACTGCTGTCAGCTAGCCATTGAAGCTTACATGCTGATGCACCTACAGAAGTTACCTTACCTTCCCAAGATTAGATCCGTCATTGTGGACTGCGAGACAGCAGAACATATGCACTACGAGTGGACGGACGAAGAGAGCCAGTGGGGTATCCGTGTAGCCAAAGCTGCGGCTAGCCTGTTCTGGATGTTAAGAATGCAACCCATCGTAAAACAATAACTATGAACAAAGCACTACCAACTGACGCTAAGGCTCGGAAGACTTACCCAATGTATTCTGGCTGTATTTTATACTTCCCTCACGCACTAGCTGCTGTGTCTCATTGTAGCTACCAAGGCAACCAACAACATCACCCCGACAAGCCCCTTCATTGGGATATGGACAAGTCCTCCGACGAACTGGACGCACTAATTCGACACATAGTTGAAGAAGACTGGGATAAGGTAGCATGGAGAGCCTTGGCTAATCTAGAACGCAAACTGACTGACAAATGTTCATACAAAAATGGAACCACGAAATGATTGAGATTAACTTAACTGATGACGAAGTCATGATGTGTCAGCACATCGGACACCTACGGTCGGTGCTGTCCAGGGGCAACAACGTCAAGGACATGAAGAAGACTGACATGGCCGGGCTTGATATAGATGCCCAAGGTGTTACCGCTGAGTATGCAGTAGCAAAGCACTTGAATGTATTCTTTGACCTCGGCCTCAGCCCTCGAGCTGGATCAGCCGATGGGGTAATGAAAGGTCATTCCTACGATGTTAAAAGCACTCACCACGCCTTTGGAAAGTTACTGGCAACCCTCAAGGACAACCCCGATGTGGACATGTATATCATGTGCATCACGCCGGATCGTTGGACTGTAAAGATGGTTGGCTGGTGCTGGAAGAAGGAACTAATAAACGAAAAGAACATAAAGGATCTAGGCTACGGAAAGGGTTACGCACTCGAGCAGAACCAACTCCGTCCCTTCAAAAAATAATATGAGCATATCAAGTATAGAAAGTAACGTCGAACGAATACAAACTAGGATCGACATGATCCGACAGGAGTCCAGAACCCTATCCTTTCGGATGGAGAGAATGCTTGAGCAGCGTAAGCAACTGACCCAAGAAAAGAATACACTCAAGGGTTTACTGAAAGAACTCAGCGCAAATGTATCTGCCTCAAAATAAACTCAAGGACTGGAGGGTTAAACATCAACCCAAGAGCTGTCCCTTGATACTACGGAAAACTTCGGACTGGGTTGTGGATCATTGCCACCAATCCGGCATGGTCCGAGGTGTAGTATCGAGGGTCGGCAACTCCTTGTTAGGCAAGATAGAAAACTTTGCTTACCGTAGATGCCAGGTTAGCCAAAGCCATTTACCCGCCGTGCTACGCGGCATAGCGGACTACCTAGAGCAGGAGCAGCTGGATGTATTGCACCCCGTGGGATTGACTCAACTTTCAAAAAGATTTAAAGGATTGACATCCGAAAAACAAAAAGCCACTTTAGTAGATCTAGGGGCAAAACGAAAACAACTCATGGAATGTTCTAATGCCTCAGAACGAACCAAACTATTCCGTGAACTAACTAAGCATAAACATGAATAAATTGAATATACATTCAAAACTCAAAGGGATTCAGTCATCCCTCAAAGCTCCCAAGGGGCAGACTAATAAGTTCGGAGGGTATAGTTATCGCTCCGCTGAGGACATACTAACAGCTGTCAAACCTCTGCTCGCTGAGTGGAATTGCACGCTTGTTATTACTGACGACATGGTCGAAGTAGGTGGGCGTGTCTACGTCAAGTCCACGGCCGTGTTAGCAGATACTGAAGGCGAATTTACAATACAAGTAAGTGGATTCGCTAGAGAAGCAGAGACTCGCAAGGGAATGGATGACTCACAGATTACTGGGTCAGCTAGTTCCTACGCTCGCAAGTATGCACTCAACGGACTCTTTGCTATCGACGATACAAAGGACGCTGATGCTACAAACAATCACGGCAAGAAGCCAACCACACAAACCAAGAAGATAAGCCAGCCAGCCAACGCTGACTCGGACTTTGACTTCTAATAACACCCATAATACAATGCCAAAATACAACAACGAAAACACTGGGGTTCTATTCCCAGAAAGCAAACGTGAGTCGGACTCATCGCCTCACGCCACAGGAACACTCGAAGTCACTGCACCAGGTAAATACCGTGCGGCGGCTTGGAAGAACCAGAGCCAATCCGGCCCTGTTATGAACATCCGTTTGACTCGTCTTGACGAGGACAAACAGCCAGAGCAATACCGCAGGGACGGCATACCCAATCAGCCCACAGCGGCTCCCATTGGGGACGATCCTTTTTAGGGATTGCTTGACTATCAAGGGGGAGAGGGTCAGGCCTCTCCCCTTTTTATTATTACTAACTAAATGAACCAACAAATTAATAGAAAGATACAATGTGGATACTAACAAAAAAATTACACACCTCAGCCTATGCTCAGGATACGAAGGAATCGGGCTTGGACTTAGAAGCGTTCTGCCAAACCTGCGAGAAATCGCTTACGTGGAGAGGGAAGGATTCCCTGTCGCGAACTTGGTTGCAAAGATGGAAGAGGGAAAGCTGGATGCGGCACCTGTCTTCACGGACGTTAAGCAATTCCCTTACGGAAAGTTTCGTGGATGCGTGGACATCCTCTCTGGCGGATTCCCGTGTCAGCCATTCTCAGCTGCTGGAAAGCGTCAAGCTACTGAAGACCCCAGACACCTCTTCCCCTACATCGCAGACGGAATCA